TTTAACAGTTCAAGGTAGAATAAAAAAAGGTATCTCTGATAAAGACATTTATGTTAGAGAAACTAAAGTTGGTTGGTTGGGTCAAGATTGGATTTTTAAATTAATTCACCCATTTATTCACGAAGCAAATAAAAGAGCAGATTGGAATTTTCAATGGGATTTTTCTGAAACAGCACAATTTACAGTTTATCACCCAGGTATGTTTTATGCTTGGCACCCAGATTCAAATTCAAACCCTTATGTACCATTTGACCCTACTGACGAAAGACAAAGAAGAAAAGATAAAGATGGAACTTATATAATTCATACAGATGATGATGGTAAAGAATTAGAATTTGATGAAACTTATAGAGAGGGACAATTTAAAGGTGTTAAAAGATATATGCCTAACGCTGGATTTGTAGATAATCCTGGTCAATTTAATAAGATAAGAAAATTATCTGTTACTGTTAATTTAACAAACCCAAGAAATTATAAAGGTGGTAATTTAAAGTTTGATATGGGACCTCATCACCCAAAACGATATCACACTTGTACTGAGATAAGACCGAGAGGTTCTGTAATTGTTTTTCCATCTCATCTATATCATCAAGTAACACCTGTTACTGAGGGTACTAGATATTCATTAGTCATGTGGAATTTAGGGAGACCATTCGTATGAGTAATACAGTAGACTTTTTTGAAAAGAATAGATATGTTTTAATTAAAGAAATGATACCAAAAGATATTGCTAAAATTGCAAGTCAATATGCTCACTTTGATAGAGTGAGAGAGTTTCAACCAGAAAGTGAAGGTGCTCAAATACCAGGAAGTCATAGTGTTTATGGCGACCCATTAATGGAAACACTTTTAAAATTTTCAAAACCACACATGGAAAAATGGACTGGTCTTGAGTTATGGCCGACTTATTCTTATTATAGATTATATAAACCTGGTGATATGTTAAGAAGACATAAAGATAGACCATCATGTGAAGTATCAATTACTTGTTGTTTAGGTTATGATTATCAAGATAAAAAAGATTATAATTGGGGTATGTATGTTGGGCCATCAAATGGTGAAAGAGGTACAAAAGGTAAACTTATAAAGATGAAACCTGGTGATGGTGTTATATATAGAGGTTGTGAGATTGAACATTGGAGGGATGCTTTTGAAGTTCCTGAAAATGCTTGGCAAGTTCAAGTTTTTTTACATTATGTTAATAAAAATGGTCCTTATGGTGATATGTGTAAGTATGATTTTAGGCCTGCTTTAGGTTTAACAGATGATGATAAAGATGAAGAAAAAATAGCAGCAGCAGAAAAAGCAGATAAAAATATGCCGTATAGAACTAAGGACACAGACTTCCCAGATTTAGGTAAAGATGATGTCCCATATGAAAATAGATAAAAAAAATGAAGTATACTTACAAATTGAAACCGAACCACATATTGCAAGGGAACTTTCAGAGTACTTTACCTTTGAAGTCCCTGGTGCAAAATTCATGCCCGCTTATAGAAATAAAATATGGGATGGAAAAATACGATTATATTCAGTTGCTACAGGACAAATCTACCTGGGATTATTACCATACATCAGAGAGTTCTGTAAGCGTAATGACATACAATATGAATTACTCTATGACAACAGACACGGAAACATAGATGAAGAACAAATTAACAGCTTTATACAACAACTTAACTTACCACACAAGACTCGTGATTATCAGATTTCTAGTGTTCTTTATTGTGCCAGAAAATGTCGTGGTCTTCTTATTTCTCCTACTGCATCTGGTAAATCGTTAGTCATTTATATTCTAACACGATACTATCATTCACAAAATAACAAAACTTTAATTCTTGTACCAACAACAAGTTTAGTCGAACAAATGTATTCTGACTTTATTAGTTATGGTTGGTCAGATAATTTTATTCAAAAAATATATCAAGGTCACGATAAGATAATTTCAAAAGATGTTGTCGTATCAACATGGCAATCTATTTATAAAATGCCGAAAAAATATTTTGAGCAGTTCGGTTGTGTTATTGGTGACGAAGCTCATTTATTTAAATCAAAATCTTTAACAAGTATCATGACCAAAATGATTAATTGTAAGTATCGTTTTGGTTTGACTGGTACATTAGATGATACACAGACACATAAACTTGTATTAGAGGGTTTGTTTGGAACTGCTAATAAAATAGTTTCTACAAAAGAATTAATTGATAAGAAGACTTTATCTAATTTAAAGATAGATAGTTTAGTATTATCATATTCTGACGAGGAATGTCGTTTAAATAAAGATTTAAAGTATGCTGACGAGTTGGATTTTATTGTGACACATGATAGACGATTAAATTTCACAAAGAACTTAGTTTCTACTATAAACGGCAATACTCTAATACTATTTCAATTTGTAGAAAAACATGGTCTGCCCTTATTTAATCTCATACAAAACGAATTAAAAGATAGAAAAGTATTTTTTGTATTCGGTGGTGTGAGTGCTAAAGAAAGAGAAGACATTCGTTCTATTACAGAAACACAAAAAAATGCAATCATTGTAGCTTCTTATGGCACATTCTCAACAGGTATCAATATTAAGAATCTACATAATATTATATTCAGTTCGCCATCGAAAAGTAAAATAAGGGTTTTACAATCTATTGGCCGTGGGTTAAGACTTGGTGATAATAAAACTCAATGTAAACTTTATGACATTGCTGATGACCTGACTTATAAAAGTAAACCTAACTTTACATTAAGACACTTTATAGAACGAATAAATATATACAACGAAGAAGAATTTGACTATCAAATACATAGGATTAAATTATGACAATATCAGAAGAAAGTTATGAAGATTTAAAAGAGTTTTGGGACCAGCAAAGACTAATACAATATAATAGAGAATTGATACAAAAGCATGTGTCACGATTGTATAAAGAAGCTGTGTTTATAGATTATTCTGAAGAAGAATTATTCAAGTACTTTTGGCAAAAATTAGATGAATCAAAATTTGACAGACCACCTAGAACATGGGTGCCAAAAGATGACAATCTAAGGAAATGGAATGAGTAATATCGTGAACATAGGTTTAGAAAAAATTAGTACATATAGGGTTATGAAATTTACAAATGGTGATGAGGTTATCTGTGAACTAAAACATACCGAGGGCAATCGTTTTAAAATATCGCAACCTTTTAAACTTGTTACAGTTACAGTTGCTGATAAGAATGGTAGTGTGGAAGAAAATCTTGCTTTAAGAAAGTGGACTTCTTTTACTGACGATAAAATCTTTATGATTGATAGACAACAAGTAGTTGTACATTATGGTGCAAGTGTCGGTCTTGCTAAATATTATGAATATGTTTTAAGAAAATATAAAGCTGCTGGTGATGATATTGCCAGAACCGTAGATTTAGAAAAAGAAGTGAGAGAATATAAAGTTGAGGGTAAAACAGAAGATTCCCCACAACAAGAAGAAGATGAAGAAATATTAGATGAGTTTGCTAATGTTTATTATGATTCTAAAACAAAACATTAATAGTATTCTGTTTCTTACAAGAAATATTATAACAATCAATTATTAGTCTGTCAATGCCCAAAATAAATTTAATTATTGACTTGACCTTTATTAAAAATATGATATTATAAATTAAACAGGAGTTTAAGATGGCCAGTAAGGCAAAACACTATGTAAATAATCAAGAGTTTCTCAAAGCTATTTCTGAATGGAAAGAAGTTGTAAAAGAATCTGAAAGTGCAGGAGAAGAACAACCACCAATTACAGATTATATTGGTGACTGTTTTTTAAAAATAGCACAACATTTATCTTATCGACCTAATTTTATTAATTATACTTTTAGAGAAGAAATGATTGGTGATGGTATTGAAAATTGTTTGCGATATGTAAATAACTTTAATCCAGAAAAATCAAATAATCCTTTTTCTTATTTTACACAAATAATCTATTATGCATTTATTCGTAGAATACAGAAAGAGAAAAAACAATCTCATGTAAAACATAAAATGATTGAAAAGGCAATGGTGCCTACTTTTGACCAGAACCCTTTAGACCAAACAAATTATGGAAATACATATATGGATTATTTAACAAAGAATATGTTACCTGCCGATGGTGATGTGTATAAAACAAAAAGTAAAAAAACTGAAACTAAAAAGAACTTAGAAAACTTTATGGAAGAATAATATGTGTGGGTGGTATCCAGAAGAAATAAAAGAAAGTAAGATGTATAAAATATATACTCAACCAAGTTGTGGTTATTGTTTTATGGCCAAAGAATTATTAACTAAAAATCTTTATCAATATGAAGAAATTAATATTAATAATGAACCAAAAGCTAAAGAATATATAAAGTCTTTAGGATTTTCAACCGTACCACAAATATGGCATAAAGATAAACATATTGGTGGTTATACTGAATTGAAGGAGTATATTAATAATGTATGAATATAAATGTAAAATAGTAAGAGTGGTTGATGGAGATACAGTAGATGTTGACATTGATTTAGGGTTTGGTGTTTGGATGCATAAAGAAAGAGTTAGACTTTATGGTATAGATACACCAGAATCAAGAACTAGAGATTTAGAAGAAAAAAAATTTGGTCTTTTTGCAAAAAGATATGTAGAAGAATATTTACCTGTTGGTACTATTCAAACTTTAAAAACACATAAAGATGGTGTTGGTAAGTATGGTAGAATACTTGGTGAATTTCTTGTCTATGATGGTGATTCAGATGCACAAAAAAGTTTAAGTGATATGATTGTAAATAATAATATCGGTGTTTCATATATGGGTCAAAGTAAAAATGAAATTGTAAGACAACATTTACAAAATAGAGAAATGCTTTATGAAGGTGGATTTGTAGAGAGGTCTGAATAATTTGAAGATTGCTTTAATTACTGATACTCATTTCGGTGCAAGAAATGACCATTCTCATTTTAATGATTACTTTTATGATTTTTATGATAATCAATTTTTTCCATATCTAAAAGAACATAATATAAAAACTTGTATTCATCTTGGCGATGTTATGGATAGAAGAAAGTTTGTATCATATAAAATTGCACAAGACTTTAGAAAGAAGTTTGTACAACCATTTGCAGACCAAGAAATTGATTTACACATGATGGTTGGTAATCATGATACCTTTTATAAAAATACAAATGATGTTAATTCTTTAGATGAATTAATTGGTGAACGATATAATAATGTAACAATATATTCAGAGTGTCAAACAGTTGAGTTTGATGGGTTACCTATATTTTTTATACCATGGATTAATAATACAAATACACAACATACATTTAGTGAGATTGCAAAAACAAAAGCTATGATTGCAATGGGTCATTTAGAAGTTAAAGGTTTTGAAATGCATCATGGTATAAAAAGTGAAGTTGGTTGGGAAAAAAATAAATTTCAAAAGTTTGATACAGTTTATACTGGCCACTTTCACAAAAAATCAGATGATGGGCATATTTTTTATTTAGGTACACCTTATCAAATATTTTGGAATGATGACAACTGCCCAAAAGGTTTTCATATTTTTGATACAGAAACTTTAGAAACAGAAAGAATTATTAACCCTAGAAAAATATTTCAAAAAATATATTATGATGATACAGTCAAAAACTTTAGTAAAGAATCGGTATTGACTTCTGAAAACAAATATGTTAAATTAATTATTGTAAATAAAAAAGATTTATATAATTTTGATAGATATGTCGATAGATTATTAACAGAATCAAAAGCACATGATATTAAAATAATTGAGGATTTTTCTGAATTAAAAGCAGAAAATATTTCAGATGCAATTACAGAAAATACTCAAGATACAATGAGCATTCTAGAAAAATATGTTGATGATTTAGATGTTCAAAACCTTAATAGAAATAGACTCAAAAGTATGTTAAAGGGTCTATACATTGAAGCTAGTAATATGGAGATATAATATGCAATCAGTTCCACAAGTTACATTTAAAATAAGAGAAAGAGATGATAGTATAGAAGGAGATAATCCTTTTAAATGGGTCGATAAAACAACTGCTGATTATTTTGCAGGTAAAAAAGTAATTTTATTTTCTTTACCTGGTGCATTTACGCCAACTTGTTCTACATATCAATTACCAGATTTTAATAAATTGTATGATGAGTTTAAATCATTAGGTATTGATGAAATTTATTGTATGTCTGTAAATGATTCATTTGTGATGAATGCATGGGCAAAATCACAAAACATAGGAAAAGTAAAAGTTATTCCTGATGGTAATGCTGAGTTCACATCTTCCATGGGTATGTTAGTAG